ACTTATTAGTTAAAGCTATTGAGCAAGTTGGTTCTATCGAACTTTTAGGTGACCCAACTATTGGTTCACCATGGCCAAGTAGCTTCCGTGTTGCTATCTCTGGCGCAGCACCTGCTGCTACAAGTGGCGCATATAGCTTACAAGGTTATTGCAACACAGCAGTTAATGGTTCAGGCGTAGCTGGTACAACTGTAGCTGCATTCACATACTAATATAAATTATTAGTAATTGAATTAAAAAGGCACTTTTTTAAGTGCCTTTTTTGTTGGCTATAAATATTCGCATGAGCTACATTTATGAAGGATTTACATTAGTCGACATTACTCCTACAGGACAGACCAAATATCTTAAAGAACTGGCGTTAGAGAGGAATCAACAACGTAATTGGGAAACTGTTATACAAGCAATTAGCCTACGAACACAACCTAATATCCTAGAAACTAACATTCTAATGGAAGATATTAGTTATTTTAACAACAACTTTGGTATTAACTATCAAGGACAACAAAGAGTATGGTATTTTAAATTTGCTGTAGACTATGATAACATCTTTAATGACGGTGGCGATCGTTATGGACTATTAAAGTTTGATTTCAAGACCACTCCTATTATACTAAATTTAACTGAAACTGTTCAACCAGAACAACCCATATTTTATACCAGTGGTCCTTGGAAAAACATATACTTTAACAGTTTAGTCGAGTAAGTTAAATACATTAGATGCTACAGGCATTCATTAAGGCACATATTAAGGCATAACATCAAGGCATAGTAGACGGCATCGTACTGGAGACGAGCGGTGACCACACCTACAAATATTGAGAAGAAGAGTTTAGAAGCCCACGTTGAAATATGTGCTGTGAGGTACGGCGCTTTGGATACGAAACTAAACAACCTTGAACAACGTATGGATAAGATGGAAATGTATCTTATCAATATTAAAGACAGTCTTGAAACTAAACTAGAAAACCGTAGCACAAATGTTATGGGTTGGACAGTCACTATTCTTGGCGTTATCCTTTCAGCACTCCTTGGTTATCTTGGCCACGAGTTTCTCAAGTAATAAATAAAGTTAACAAAGAGTTGGCTTTATGAAAATTATCGAATTAACAAACAACATTTTATTACCGATCACTAACGAAGAAACTGAATTACTTAATCGTTTCGTTACTGATGATGCTATACCAAAAAGCCACTTGGATGAACGTGAACAACTGTTAGCAAACAATCTTACAACTAAAGATGTGTTATTGCGATTCAATGAAGATGGCAAAATCTACTACAAAAAACGCTGAATTTAACATAGAGAAGATACAACGTTTTACTCAAAACGAATTTAACACCCTCACTAATACCACAACTGAATTTCCATTCTGTTTCCAAGTTGGCGCAGATGTTTTAGTGGGTAAGTATCGTGTGACAAAAATCCATGACAAAACTTGGCGAGTAAGTGTAAAAGATCAACAAATATTTGACTTTTTTACTAGAAAAGACGCCATATTTTATTGTATTGCTCTACATCAGAAGCAGACAAAGCTAGCTAAAGATATACAAGACAATGATAGTCTACTAAATAGATTAGAATTCGATGCTAGTTTATATAGAATACGCTATAAAAAAGCGCAGTCTAAAGGTGACGAATGGGGTGAAGAATATTACAGTACACGTTATTTAGAAGTGCAGCACAAAATTAAAGCCGTAAAAAAAGAAATTGAAAAAAATCTAAACTTGGCTAAATATATTAAAGTCTAAATAGGAAGTTGACCATGAAACTCGCAGAAATGCAAACTAAAACATCTAAGAAATTAAACAAGTTAATGGAAAGCCGTTTTGGTTTTAAAATTAATTTTGATACACTTACGTATGCTAAGGCACATCGTTTAAGTGAAACCATTGCAGCTAATCTAAATAGCATTCGTCGTAGTACAAATGTACATACAGCCGAACGTAACCCACGTTATATGGAATTGCTTACTGTTCAAGAAAGCCTAACTCAATGGCTTGATGAACAACGTAGTCAACTTAACGAAGGCGAAGTAAGCAATGCCGAAGTATTGTTAGCTGCTAAAGATATGGTTGACAGTGTTCAAGACGCAATTGAGAAAGTTGGTAAAATGCAAAATGAACAACTTCCACAATTATTAGACAGCATCCGTGATCAAATTGGTAGTGAACAAGCTGACGGCTTTAAAAACGCAGTAGGTGAAACACTAGCAACTCTAATGTCAAATCTACAACAAGCACGTGAAGGCGTTGACAATGGCGTGCGTATTCTAAGTGGTGAGCAAGTTGATAATCCAATGTCATTGGGTGGTGCTCCTACAGACGACCTTGGTGCTGAACTTCCTCCACCAAGTGACTTTGATCAAGAAGAACCAGAAGGTGACGGCTTTGCAGCTAGTGATGCGGCAGTTGGCGGCACTGAAGAACTTGGCAGAGAACGTCGTTAATCGTGCGTTTATACGAATTTGAACATGGCAAAGGCAACACTCCAGAGAATAATTTATTAACAGCTCTGGAGTTAATCCAACACCGTTACAAAGATCGCGACCAACTACCTAAAATCAACACACAAAGTTTAATTAATATGGTTCTAAACACAGATAGAACCTTTAGTTATGATTCATTAGTTGCTGCTAATGACTCAAACCCAGCAGTAAAAAATCTAATCAAAAGTTTCAATAAAAATTACGTAGAACTTAATCCAATTAGTTCAGGTGACGAAGCTGAAACTGTAAACCCGCCTGAAGGCAATCCTACACAAAATCCAGTAGACGATGTTAACAGCATGGCAACACGTGCTGCTAAAAAACGCGACGCTGATTTATTCTAAAACCATTGACATATAGTTATAAATAGTTTAGTATATTACTCAACTATTGGAGATTTGCTATGGCCTATTCTGAAAAAGTTTTAGAACACTATGAAAATCCACGCAATGTGGGTAGCTTAGACAAGACTTCACCTAAAGTAGGTACTGGTATGGTAGGTGCTCCTGCCTGCGGTGATGTGATGAAATTACAAATAGAAGTAGATGACGGTATTATAACAGATGCTAAGTTTAAAACTTATGGGTGTGGAAGTGCTATTGCTAGTAGTTCGCTGGTTACGGAATGGCTTAAGGGTCGCACGCTTGATCAAGCCCAAGCGATTAAGAATAGTGAGATTGCTGAAGAACTTGCCCTACCGCCGGTAAAGATACACTGTTCAGTTCTAGCAGAAGATGCTATTAAATCAGCAATAGCAGATTATCGATCAAAACAAAATTTGACTTAGTGCTTATTAGTCATATATACTAATAAGATGCTGATAAAACGATACGACTACACCCCTATCCTACGTGAAAGCGTAGAAGGTAAACGCTTATATGCGACCCCCGGTGGTAACAAAGTTCCTAGTGTTACTACAATCTTAGATCGAACCAAACCCAAAGAAAAGATAGAAGCCCTTAATAACTGGCGTAAAAGTGTGGGTGAAAAGAAAGCACAGGAAATTACCACCGAAGCGGCCAATCGCGGCACACGTATGCACAAGTGGTTAGAAGACTATGTGCGTAATAATCGTAAAATGGGCGAGCCCGGTACTAATCCCTACAGCATACAAAGCCATAAAATGGCACAACAGATTGTAGAAAAAGGTTTAGTTCATGTAGACGAAATGTGGGGCATAGAAGTGCCGTTGTACGTCGAAGGACTCTACGCTGGTACTACTGACGCCTGCGGAATTTACAAGTCAAAACCTGCCATTATTGACTATAAACAGACTAATAAACCTAAGAAAACCGAGTGGATTGAAGACTATTTCCTTCAATTATGTGCCTATGGTATGGCTCACAATGAAACACACGGCACTAATATACAACAGGGTGTTATCCTAATGTGTAGCCAAGCATTTGAATTTCAAACGTGGACTGTAGAAGGTGCGGAGTGGGAAAAGTGGACTAACAAGTGGTTAGAAAGAGTTGAACAGTATTACAAACTCGCATAAATATAAAAATAAGACAAGGTTTGAAAAATGGCTGTTATTCAGATATCTAAGATTCAAGTACGCAGAGGTTTACAAGAAAATTTACCGCAGTTAGACAGTGGTGAATTTGGTTGGGCTATCGATACTCAAAGATTGTTTATCGGCAAGGGTTCACTTGCCGAGGGTGCTCCTACTACTGGCACTACTGAAATATTAACAACATACAGCATTTTAGGATTAAACAACCTTACCAGCAATGTAGCAAATATTATTGCCAATGTAACTGCTCTACAATCAAATGTAGCTGCCTTACAGTCAAACGTATATCCAATGTCTATCACTTTGGCAGATAACCAAACATCTGCCAATACTTTACCAATTAGCATTAACGGACTTGGTGCTACTACAATTGATTATAATCTAATCAGAAGTGGTAATGCTAGAGTGGGTACTATTAAAGTTGCTGGTGTATATAACGGCACTGTGACTTTTGAAGACGACTATAGTGAAACAGCCAACACCGGTATCATGTTTAATTTTGTAGCATCAAGCGGCAATGTAATAATGCAATATACTAGTTCTATGATTAGTAGTACTGCTACGTTTACCTATTACACTAGACAATTTATAGTTTAACAAATGTATACAAATTTTTGGAATCTCAGGGTGAGCGATCGCCTAGCTGAGTGGAAGGATATCCGCCACAAAATAAGCGATATGCCCTTGCCTAGAGCCTTAGAAGAAGTAAATTTGATGTGGAGCACTGCTCCATTTGTTACCTATTATCTAGATCCTAGCGATCCAAACAATTGGCCAGATCCTTGGACTTTATTAGCCGAAAACTATTGGTGCGAGGTTGCTAAAAGCCTAGGAATCATATACACTATATACTTCAGTAGTCATAAAAATGTTTCTATAGAGTACAATATCTATTACGACCACAATGACAAGACTAGATATAATTTAGTCCAAATTGACAATGGGAAATATATTCTTAATTGCTACCCTTTCGAGATAGTAAATACAGAACACATTGAAACAAAGAATTTACATTTACTGTATAGTTACAGTAAAGATGATTTACAATTAGACCGTTACTAAGAGGCATTCAAGTTGAGCAATATTCAAGTCACTAAGCGCAGTGGAGCAAAAGTACCACTAGATGTTACAAAATGGCAGGCACAGGTTAGTAAAGTATGTGCTGGCATAGCTGATGTAAGTCAGTCAATGATCGAAATCAAAAGCCAGCCGCATTTCTATGATGGCATCAGTACTAGAGAAATTGATGAACTAACTCTTCGTGCTATTGTAGACCTAATCGACATCGAACAAAATCCAGATGTTGGCCACACTAATTATCAATATGTAGCAGGTAAACAGCGTGTTAGTATGCTACGTAAGGATGTATATGGTGATTATAATGTTCCCCACCTCTACAATATTGTTAAAAAGAATGTAGGTGTAGGGTTATATACTCCAGAACTTCTTACTTGGTATACAGAAGAAGAATGGAATAAAATGAATGACATGCTGGATCATGAAAAGGATGAAACCTATTCATATGCGGCTATTGAACAACTCATTGAAAAATACCTAGTGCGCAATCGTGCTACAAAAGAAATTTACGAAACACCACAAATTCGTT